ATTGTTCCAGCCGGCATTGAGGGCAAGCTTGTTGTCGGCCACGCGGTAGGCTGTCTTCTGCTCAGGGCTGAGGCCGGCAAGCATGATCGTCGGGGCGAGCTCGCCGCCGAGCTTCTGTCCCGCCAGCCCCCGGCCATGCCCGGCGATGATCTCGCCGGCCTCATCGACCAGGACCGGGTTAGTCCAGCCGAACTCGAGGATCGAGGCGGCAATCTGGTCAACCTGCTCGGGACTGTGGGTGCGGGCATTGCGGGCCGAGGGGATGAGATCCGCCAGAGGTCGCCAGGCGACATGAAGATCTCGCCAGCCCTTCGGCTGCTGCGGTGCAGCATCACCAGATGGCCCCGCAGCGTCCATTAGGGGCGATTCCAGAGGGGCGGCGGCAGGCTGGCCTCTGGGTGCCCGGGGAGCTGCCGCTCGCTTCCTGCCCTGGCGGGACCGGCGCGGCGCTGTCATTGGCCGGTCTCCCTGGCTTCCGCGAAGGCGGCTCGAGCCTGCCGGATGGCTGCCTCGACATCAGACAGGCGCCAGCGCGGCATGCGCTGCCCCAGGATCACCGCCGGCTCAATGACTCTGCCCTGTGCACGCATGCGCTTGAAGGTCGTCCGCGAGACGTGGAGCAGGTGGCGGAACTCGGCTGGGCCGATCAGGGGATCGGCCTTCTTGGCGGCCTGGTCGGCTGCCTTGACGACCGGCGGCTTCGGCTGCTTCTTCTTGGGTGCTGGCTTGACCGCTGGCCTGGCAGCTTGAGCCTTGTGTACGCGCCTCGTATGCGGCATCTGGTACATGGTGCAACCCTCACGTTGGCTGAGCACGATGGAGGGTCTCCGACCGGCTTAGCAGGTGTCCAGAGCTGCCTTCGCGTGCGCGTGAATCGTCGTATCGTCCCGGTATCGTTCCGGTTCTGACCTGTGGATGAAAGGCAGCAAAAGCATGTTCGGGGTGAATATCGGGGCATTTTTGCAGGGGAGATTCAGATAACGACATGGTTTCAAGCTCTTATACTCGTCATCCTAAGTCTGCCCTGGATGCCAGAGTGAGTGCAAATAGGGTCCATAGGGGTCCATTCCCTTCCACGTAGCGCTTGAAACGCAGCCATTTTCCGCCAAAATGCTGGCAATGCCAAGGAAAGCCTGGCACCCGGCAGCAGACCCCAAAGCGGGGCAGCGTTCGGGGCATTGAAACCCTAAGCATTGGAAGCATCATGACACTGAACACCGACATGCTGTCCACCAGGACAGAGCCGAAGAAGCTCCTGACCGACGCCGCCATCCGTGGCCTGAGGCCCGCCGCCAAGCCGTTCAAGGTGACGGCTGGCCAGGGCCTGCGCCTGACCGTCCAGCCGAACGGCAGCAAGCTCTGGCGCTGGAAATACTATTGGGAAGGCCGCGAGAAGCAGATGAGCTTCGGCGCCTATCCCGAGGTCGGGCTGAAAGAGGCCCGCGACCGGCGCGATGATGCCCGGCGGATCCTGCGCATGGGTTACGACCCGATTCTGCATCCGGCCGGTGCAACTTCCGTCGAGATCGCGACGGCCAGGATCGTGGCTGGCGAGCGGACCTTTCAGGATGTCGCCGACGAATGGTATCAGGTCAACCGGCCCGGCTGGGCGCCCGGCTACACGCAAAACCTCGAAAACTGGCTGCATCAGAAAATCTATCCTGTGCTCGGCCAGCGCTCGCTCAGCGCCATCGATACCGCCGAGGTCATGGGCCTTGTCCGCCGGCTCGAGGACAAGGGCATCGCCCAGACCGGGCGCCGGGTCTGCAAGACCATCGAGGCGGTCTACGACTATGCCCGTGCTCTGAGGTACTGCGACCACAACCCGGCTGCAGGGCTGGCAAAGGCGAAGGTGTTCAAGCGGGTCGAGACGACGCCGCAGCTGGCCCTCACGACGCTGCCCGAGATCACGGCCCTGCTGCGGGCCACGGAGCAGGTCGAGACGAAGGGCCTTTTCAAGCTCGCCCTCAGGTTCCTCGCCCTGACAGCTGCCAGGCCGCGCCTGGTGCGCGAGATGACTTGGGATGAGGTGGAGGACCTCGAGGGCAACCGGCCCGTCTGGCGCGTCCCTGGCAAGCGCATGAAGATGCGCGAGGATTGGGTGTCGCCGCTCTCCGGGCCAGCTCTCGACATCCTGCGCACCATGCGCGAGCTGCGGACGGACGAGGGTCCCGACTACGTATTCCCGCATTGGAGCAGGGCCAAGGCCGAGAAGCCGATCTCCGAGACCTCGATGGCGGACCTGATCCAGGCAGCCGGCTTCACCGACCGCCACTGCCCGCACGGCTTCCGCAGCAGCTTCTCGACCGTCATGAGCGATCGTCCCGATGCCCGGCCCTTTGATGATCTGGTCGTCGAGGCCCAGCTCGCCCACAAGCTGCCAGGGGTCAAGGGCATCTACAACCGGGGCACCTACCTGAACCGGCGGGCCGAGCTGTGCGCCGAATGGGCCGGGATGATCATCCCGCCCTCTGCTCCGACAGCGCAGCAGCTGCTCATGGGGAACTGATCTAATCTGCGATGGTTCGTATCTGCTAACTAACGAATTTGTAACGTGTGCCGGGAGCTTGATCCACAGCTCCCGGACGCATTTTTACGATTCGTTTGCTCTCCAGTGTCATCCTCATGACATACCCAAAAAGTGGTAACGCTTAAGGCGTACAACGAACGTTGAGGAGCAGCTGACCCGTGCGCCGTCATGTTTCGACGCGGAGTGATCTGCGTCCGATTTTCATCCCCTATTACCCTGACGCCCTGCGCTACTCGCGCTTGCCTGCCAAGGTCCTGCGGCAATGGCGGCGCACGGAGAGGCTGCGGATCTACGGCTACAACAAGCGCAATTGGGTGAAGCTCACCGAGCTTGACGCCCTCATCACCGAACTCATGCAGCTGAAGGAGTAACCCATGACCGAGATGGATCGGATCGGGCCGGACCGCCTCGAGCACTGGCTTGTGACCCTGCTCGATTGCATCGACTACACGCGCGCGAACTGCATGCCGACCCAGCCGGTCGGCACTGTCCTGCCGCAGGAGGTCATTGATGGCGCCCGGCGGGCGCTGCAAGCTTACCAGGAGCAAGACAGGCAATTGATCGGCCATCGTTTGAAGGGACATTCGCAATAGTGGCCAAACAAGAGACCCGCGCCTTTGTCCTCAGCATCAAGGGCGTGATCCGCGAGCTGCCGCACCGTGAGCCGACGCTCGAGGAGCTGCAGGCTGCCGTGGGCGGCTATATCGAGGTTCTGCACATTCGCTACGGCGATGCGCCGGGGCATATGGTCCTCGACGAAGAAGGCAAGCTCAAGGGCAAGGATTGCAACATGGCGGCTACGATCATCGCACTTGAAACCTCTGGCATAGCACGCAGCGATTTCATCGTCGGTGATGTCGTCATCCTCACGGGCAGGGCCATGCTGACATGAATGAGCCAGATGAATTCAATTGCGCTGCCTGCGGCCGGCACGTCATCCGCTGGTGCTGGTCTATCAGTGCACCAGCCCCAGAGCTGTGCGCCGAATGCATCTTCCTTCCAGGATGGTATCGGGATGAGCGGCTGCGCCGAATCATCGATCCCGATTATGAGGTGCCGACGATTCAATGACAGAAGAAATGAGCACCGAGGAATTGCTGCAGATGGTCGCGCCGATCGTGCGGCGACTGTGGCCGATGTTGCGGGCCGAACTCGGCGGCAAGCCGCCACAGGTGCAGGCTGCAGTACTCGCCGATCTGACGGCAATCTGGCTTGCCGGCCATATCGACTTCGATGATCCCATGGAGACGCATCGGCTGCGCGAAGAGCTGTTGATGCTGCATATCGATGCTGTTCAGCAGCTGATACTGCCGAATGAGCTGCTCGGAGAGCCGAAGTCATGATGCATGCACCACGCTTTTGGATGTTCGAGACCAGCGGTGTGCTGCGCCCGGCTATTGAAGCCTATCTGAGGGGCGAGATGATGACAGCTGCAGAGATCGCCGCGGTTCGCGCCTATCTGCGACAATGGATCATGGCGCCGGCATGGGGAGCTGATTCATCGATCGATGAGCTTCGCTCTCGGATCGATGCGCTGACGACGCGCAGCGCCATTGCCTCTTGGCTGGATCTTGCTCTGGCGAACAACATCGATCCTCTTTAGATGGATTCCTGCATAGGCGTCGAGATCGGCCGGTTCGTATTGGGCGCGGCCGCCGACCATGTAATAACGCGGTCCCTTATCCAGCCAGGCCCACTGGGCATGGTCGAGCTCGAGATGCCCAGGCGCAGAGCTGCGTTTTTCCTGTTCAGCCTGCCGTTCGGTAGGAAGCGGATTCTGGCAGGGCAAGCATCCTGCTCGAGGGGCGGGCCGCAGTGCCCCACGCCCTCAGCCTCGACCTGGGCCTCGAGCGGACCATCGTCGAGCTTACGGCTGTGCTTGCGCATGATGTCGATCAACGGCGCCAGCGTCTCATCCAGCGTTAGCGGTGTCACGCGGATATCGAGCTTGCTTCGGGACTGCCACCATTCAGGCAGATACTCACCGCCGCGCGTGAAGATGACGCCCATGCTGCGGCGCCCGTAATAAGGCGCGCTGTAGAGGTAGGCATGCGCGATCTCCGGCCTATCTCCGCCGAGGCTTACGGGGAAAACTGTGGGCTGTTGCATACAGGAAGCTGACGTAAAGAACGGCGGCGATGCCTAACCCAGTCATCACGCCCCATATGAACATTGCTCACCGCCAGGAAGCAGCTTCGCCGCCGTCATTCGGCGCACGCAGCGGATGAGGATAGACCAAAGGCACATAGCCCGGCCTCGGCTGGCAGAGATAATCGCGGGGCTCCTGAATCCAATAGGTAACGCCATTCGGCGGATTCGTTTCTCGTATCGAGAGATTTTTTGTCGCGCCGGTATTGTCCCAGATGTGCAGATCGCCGTTCTGGGTGGCGAAGCCGATCTGATCTTGGTGCGGGTAATTCGTATAGGGCACCTTGTCGCATTTTTCGAGCTGGAGCTCGACGCCGAGCCGAACGCCGCTCCAGCGGTTGCCCCAGATCACGCCGCCGCCGCCCCGGATACCGGCGCCCGAATTGCGAATGACCTTGTTGGTGACGGTGTTGCGATAGATTTCGATCCAGCGCCCGCCGCGAGGCCATGCATTGGAGAGCCCATGCATGTCGAAGGCGGCGGCATCCTGATAATTGTCGATACAGCGGTTGTAGCGCGCGACATAGATGGCGCCGTCGCCGGCGGTCGTGAAATGGCGGCAGCGGTCGAAGAAATTGTCCTCGATGTATAGGTATGTGGCCGTACCCGGTTTGACCGGTTGGTTCCAGGCGCCGGCACTGTCGCCGTTGATCGCCACGCCATAGCCCAGATAGGAATACCAGCAGTCGATGATCTCGTTCCTGTAGATCACGCCGGTCGATGTACCAGCTACGGTTCCCTTCGCGAATTCGAGCCCGGCGCGCAGGAATCGCGTGAACCGGCAATCAAAAATCTGGATATCGACGGCCTTGCCTTTGATGAGCACGCCCTGGTCGCGGACCTGCGTTTGATTGGTCTTGCGGTTGTCGCCCTGGAGATCCTGCAGCCGGCCCTCGAAATGCATGCCCGAGAGCTTGAAGGGCTTGCCGGTCTTGCAGTCGATGGTGAACATCGCCTTCCATTCGCTGAGATCATCTTTTTTCAGCAACTTCGTCTGATCGCGGCCGGCGCCTTTGATCCAGATTCCATCGGACGAGAATACCTGACCAGTCCAGTTAACGGTGCCTGCGGGCACTTCGACGATATCGCCAGGGACTGCTTTCGCGACCGCTGTCTGGATATCTTCCCGATTCGGGCTCGTCGCCTTGATCGTGCTCATTTTTCCCTCGATAGCTCCGGCGAGGAAGACCCGGTCCCATGCATGACCGGTGCATGACCGGGTTTTTTGGGTCCAGTGGAGTACCCTATCCTCGCCGAATTGATCTCTTCTAGCTCAAAATGGCCTTGTTGCGGTCGCCTCCCCCTCTCAAGCCGGCTTGGGTTCCGGCGTCGGGGGCAAGCTCTGATCCGGGTGCGGCGGTGTCACCCATGATCCGGGCGGAATGACAATCGGGTCGCTTGGCTCGCCTCCCGGAGCCATGGGCGGCATGACGACGCCACCGCCGGGAAGGTAGATCGGCGGGGTCGGCCAGGGACCGGGCGGTCCCCAGATACCGGGCGGCTGTTGCGGCGGCTGCGGCCAGACGGTCGGCGGAATTGGGTGCGAGGGGTAGGGCGGTGCCCCGCCTCCGCCCGGCGGCGTGGGCCATACCGAGGGCGGAATCGGGTGGCTTGGATAAACCGGCGCCCCTGGATAGTAAATCGGCGGCATGACGGCGGGAGGCGGGGCTCCGGCCTGGATGGGTTGCACGAAAACCAAATAGGCGTCCATGTTCAAGCTCCTTCTTTGCTGGTGGGCAGTCGGGCCTTAAGTTAGAATCTCTGTGGGCAGGTGCTGTCTCGGGTTCCCCCTCGTGATGCGACAGGCTCCCCAAGCACTGTCGCGCAGCATCTGCCGCTTTCATGAGCGCGTGATCCCACTCTCATCCGGAAGGGCATCAGCAAGGCGCCCAAAGCCTTCCTCGATCACCTTGCCGAGCGCCTCAATGGCACCCATGGGCGTTGCGGCATCGGCATTGCCGAGCATTCTGAGCGCGCTTGCTATCGCAGCCGTCTCATGCGCGATTCGTAGCAGCGCATAGGCGATGGCATGATTGCTGTTTCCCGCCACCGCGCGCCTAAGGATCATGTCCTCCAATTCTCTTTCGTTCATCGGTCACCTGGCTGCGCGATAACGCTGGACGAGATCCGCGAACAAGCGCGGCGAATGGTACTCCAGATGTGCGATAGCCTCGTGACGCTCATGCCACCAGTCATGCGGATATTTCGCCTTCGCCAGCTGCTGGCAGAGCTGGCTAAACAGCGCTTCCATCTGGATGTCCGTTTCCGCGCTCATCGGTTTCCTCTTCGCTCTCCTCTTCATTTTCCTCTGCTTCATCAGCCTCGCCGAGATCATAGGCCATGCCGCGCATGAACCGCGCACAATGGCTGCGCAACTTGCCGGATTGATCCTGCAGGTAAGCAAGCTCGCGGAGCCTGCCGCCATTGTCCTGCAGATCTTTCATGCCGCGCTCAACGACCTCAACGGCAGCCTGATAAGCCTCGAGCACGATCTGCTGGCAGCGGATCTTGCGAGGCTTCTGGACGTGGACGCTATAGCCCATGACGTTATGCTCCCTGTTTTGCAGTTTCTTCATAAAGTGCTCATGTCGCCGAGAGCACTTACCTTCAAGCCGAGCAGCCTGCTGTCCCTCAGCCAAGATGTGAGCGATTGGATGCGAGAGAGCCGCCATCGCCTTTTCATAGTCGAGTTCTTTCGTCGCTGCACGATCGTGCATCCGGGTCCAGGTCCGAACCCACATCCCCTTCGGTCGCGGCGGAAAATCCATCTGACATGCTCAGATCGTTACATGCAGCCAGGGACCGCCGGGAATGACGCCGATGAGACTCAGCAAGATCAAAATGAAGACGAGCAGCACGATTACATAGGCTGCTGATCGGAATGGCTCGATGAGCGGCAAGAAGCGGATGCAATAACCGATCGCCCCGAAGATCAGCAGGAGGATGAGCAGGTAGACGAGAAGCGCAATCATGACTGCATTTCCTTTGCTTCGTTTTCGTGTGCTGACCAATCTTCATCGGTCATCTCGCGCGCTGGTTCCGGACCATCACGCAGCGGCTTGGCAAGCGGCCGCTGCACTGTCTTGCCGAGATTACCGAAGCCGCCGTAGCGCCGCTGTGAGCGAACCTGGCCCTCGATCCTGTCGAGATCGGAGCGGAGAATCTGCTTCGTCTCCGGGTCTTCACGATCGAATTCGAAGATATCGACCTGCGCCGTCTTGCCCATGGCCTGGCACATCGCTGCCAGATGGGCACGATCGCGCAGCAGATCGACTAGCCGAGCTCGGGCGAGCTGGCGATCATTGAGCGGCACCAAACGCAACGGCTCCCCTGCAGCAAAGCGAGTCGGCGCTGGATCGTCGTCATTGAAGCGGGCGAGGAAGCGTGCGACCAGATCGGCGTTGCCCTGCAGCCAGTCATCGATCAGGATCGGCTTCAGCCGCATCATTTGGTCGTTAATCTCCTTCCAGTTGAGGCCGGTGCCACCACGACCGGTGATCTCCTTTCGGGCATTGATGCAGGCAACCTGCCAGGCACCGGGCATCGGCGGAAATGGGCGGTCCCATGCACCCATCAGCTGGCTATAGGCTGCATCCAATGTCGGCCCCTCAAACTGCTTCAGCGATCCTCGCAGGATCTCCTGCCATTCGTTGAGACCCTCTTTGCCGCCGAAGCCTTGCGGGAACACTCGCCCCAGCTTGCGCACGAGTTCATCAACGGTCATTGCCGCCTCCCTTGGGGCCGAGGACCTCATCGATGTCGGCTTCTGAGAGCACTGGTCGGCCGCGCCCACGCCCTGCACCATTCGTCGGCGCGGCGCGCGTCTGATGCCGGTCAGCTTCCTTGCGCATCCAGGTCTGCCATGTCCGGTTCCAGCCTTTCGATGATCGCCGTTCGCCGGCGCCGCCTCCGGTCGTCCAATAGGCGCGATAGAACGCCGCCTGTCGGCGCACCTCCGGTTCGGTGAAGCCTGCGGTCACCGCGAAAGCAGTCTGAGCTTCACTCGGCGTCCAATTTTCCGACAGCGTAGCGATGCGCGGCGGGGGCGCCGGCCCAGCCCCGTTTAGGGCTGGGGCGGAATCTTCATCCGAGCGAAGCGAGGATGAAGATAGATTCCTTTCGACTCCCTTCCCTTCCCTTCCCTTCCTAGGCGCGCGCGGAGCGAGGGCTCGATGAGTGTTCGACGAATCGTAGGGCAATTCGGGTTGGTCATTCGTCGAGCTTTCATCGAATTCTGGCGGCACTGGATTGTTGAATTTTTTCTGCGGCCGGTCGATTTTCTGGTGCTTTTTCCAGGTCGGAACATATAGATAGCTCTTCCCATCGCCGTCCGTCATGCGGCGCAACAGGTCGTGATGTAGAAGCTCACCGAGGTAGGTTTGGAGGTCTCGGACCGACACGTCATCGAAGCGGAAAATCTGCCCTTTGATCTGTTTGGGACGCTCTTCAATGACGCCACGGTCATCGCAGAAATTCCAGATTCCGATGAACAGCAGACGGGCATTCGTCGAGCATTCGCTGATCTGCTCGCTGTCCCAAAATTCGGGCTTGATGGTTCTGATCCGGGCCATGGGCTATGCGTCGTCCAGTTCCGGTGCCGAGCGGCGCATGGATCGGGTGGATTTGCCGAACAAGGGACCGGCCGGTAGATTCCGGTGCCCATATTTGTGCGCGATGAAATCCCAGATTGCGACCGCATCGGAGGCATCGAAGCTCTTGACCTGATAGCCGTTGAGCTTCGCACGCTGATAGACATGATCCTTCTTGGCGCGGCCGCTGCCAGTGAAATGATGCCGGGCCGTTACCGCGTGCACCTTCCAAGTCGCAATGCCGTTTCGCGTGCCGACGAGATCGCACACAGCGCCGAAGTAGAAGGCGAATTCCATCGTTTCTGATGTCGTGGTTGCTGACTCAGGTTTGCTGAAGACGAGCGGTGCCTCCCAGGCGAGCACCGTGACCTCGAATTGCTCGATCATCTCCAGCAGCCAGCGCTCAAGAAAGCAAAGCTCGAGGCCGGTCTTGGGATACTCGCGCGGCATCTCCAGGATTCCAGTCCGGCAGCCGTTCGCGGCATCTGGATCATCGACGGCATAGCCGGTCTTGTGACCAGGATCGAGCGCCAGGATGACGGGCGCGGTCATGCGACGATCATCCGATAGGGAAAGCATTCCATCGGCGTCAGAAATTTTTCATGCAAGATCATGGTCCCGATGGTGAAATGCCATGGGTTTCCCTCGACAGCCGCTTTGTGCTGCTTAGCAAACTCGCTCTTGGTTATCCACCCGCCGATCAGACATAGGCTGGCGTCCCAATCGACCTTCACGAGCACCAGTGCATCGAATACCTTGGAGGCATACAGCTGCCGTTTCCGGTAGGGCCATAGGAGCCACTGACCGTACCAGCCTGTCGATTTTACATCGATGCGATAGCCCTGGCCGACAACGATATCAGTGCCATTGTCGGCAGTTTCCCGCCGGGCACGGTCGAGATGAGCAACGGCATCGAGACCCGACCACAAGCACATACCGAGCTCAGCGAATAAGCCCTGCTTCTGGATATCGAGACTATGCTCGGCGCCATGGCTTGAAACGGCGAGCGAGTTGTTCGCCCGCCCAGTCGCATATTGGTCGAGCCGCATGAGGGCGAGCGCATAGCAGCGTGAGCGCAGCTCCAGCGGCACCTTGATGATGTTCTTATCGCGCTTCGAATCCATAGGTAGTCCATCCCGGAATATTGCCGCGGGCGAAAAGCTCCAGCCGTGCCGACGCATCGAAGTTTCGGTACATCCGTTCTATCGCCTTTCGGATCTCCGGCGGCTTGGCGCTATGGCGGCCGCGCGGATAGGTGAAGACTGAGCGCGGTTGCCAGAGCGGCCCCGGCATTTCGCCCCGTGTCCCGTAGAGCAGCAGCTCATGCTGATTGCGGAAGACCAAGCCGGTTCCGCTGCGGTCCTTTACCCAGACAGCACTCGTCTTGAAGGTGAAATCCCAGGCCCGCATGATTTCCAGTGCCCGCGCGAGATTGGACGACGTGCACCAGAGCAGCAGGGCCGCATCATCGTTGGCGATCTCCGACACTGGCCTGCCCGCGACCTTGAAGTCGGCAATCTCCGCGTCGCTGAGCGTGGGGTAGTGCTGGTCCGGCGTGCGTTCCAGACCTTTAGGACTGTAGATTTCGAATTTCCACGGCGGATCGGCATAGATCAGTGGGAACGGTCCGAAAGCCTCCGCATCCTCTGTCGCGGTTTCATAGATGACCTGGTGCTTACGCTCGCGGCTCGCCTGATACCAGTAAGGCCGGGCAAGATCGATCAGGCTCTCGAAGTCGAGCAGGATGTCACGCTCGCGGGCATCGTCGAAGGCTGCCTGCAGCTCATCCTCGGGCAAAGTGCCGATGCGCTGTGCTTCCTGCGCGCGGTTCTTGTTCAAATTCCATTGAGACAACAGGTTGCTATAGAGCTTCCCGGTCTGGGAAAATCTATTTCCCTTGCCGCGCTCGATCTTGTCCAGCGTGCGACCGAGCAGCCACCGAGCACGAAGACGTTCCTCGCGGATGTCGAGCGCCTCGCCCCAGCTTTGTTTCCAGAGCCCGCTTCGACGGAGATAGATTTCAAAGGCTTCGAGCGTTCGATCGACCTTGAGGATTTCCTCAGGCTCGGTCGCGAGCGCGAGGGCATTGCGGATCGACGGCAGGTCGAGCGCTGGCGGTGCGCCATCGACGCGGGCGGGCAGCGTGTCCATCGCTGCCGGGCCTTATTGCATGTTGCCTTCGGGCCCTAGCTGTTTGGCTGCATCTTTCTGGCCCTGTTGCCAGCCGGCTTGAAATTGCGTGGCGGCTTCGCCCGTGAACTGCTGGCCTGTGCGCTTCGGACTCTTACCGGCCACGCCTGCGTCATAGCCTGCAACATATGCTGCTCGAGGATCTGCGTTTCCCTTGCCGTTTGCCTTCCTGTCTTGCTTCGTCTTCTTCCCGGTGGGGATGACGGTCTCACCGGTCTCGACGTTCCAGCTGAGCTGCGTGCCGACCGGCAGCTCCATCACGCGCGCCACGCGATTCTGCCAGGTGATCGTGCGCTCGAGGTCCTCGGGCTCCATCGCAGCAGCCTGTAGCCACCAGCGCAATGCATCGGGATCAACGCCAGCAGCTTTTGCAGCCTTCAGCTCAGCGCGATAGGCACCGTTGCTCTTCTTCGCCTGTTCGCGATCGTGGTCAGCATCAAGCTTTCTGGCGCGAATTCGCCGCCCGAACTCGCGCACCGTCTCATCGGTGACCTTTGCATCTGTTGCCATGGGATGCTTGCTCGGCCTGCCGCGCCGGCGGGGCTCATCTTCCTGCTCGATCCTGGTATCGGCTCGCATCATTCGTGCCATGGTCGGAATCTCCTTTCATCGGCTGAGCAGCAACAGTGCGAACAAAGAGGGCCGATCGCGCGATCGATAAGCGTGAAGAGCTTCGCCCTCGACGTTCGGTTTGGGGCAATTATGGTCTGCCCGAAGCAGCAGAGCAGTCAATGGTCGTTATTAGAAAAGAATCAGCCCTTGATTGAGGGTCCATAGAGGTCAATAGGGTCCATAGGGGTCCAACTGTTCTAAATTCGGCATTTTCAGAATAGAATGGCTTGAAACTGCCTGCACAACCTTGGCTGATGACCTCGAGCAGCGTAAGCTGAGGCAATGAACGCGGAAAAAGATGAACCGCGCAGCCCGATCACGGAAGCACGCGCACGACAACTCGATGCCTATGCCGTCCACTATGCAAATCAACTGATCGGACCGCCGGACAATTTCAGTCTGAGCGAGACGCTTGTGATCTTGGCAACAGCGACCGGCGTTGCCCTTTGTGGCGTGGTCGAGGAGCAAGATCGCCGCCGTCTCCTGCAATTCTTCACCCGCCTTGCGCTCAAGAAGGCGCGCGAGGAGTCATCCGGCATTCTAGAATGAGGTTCTTTCGGCGATGGCGCGCAGCACGGCATTGGCAGCGGTTGACCCTGCGGGAAAAGCTGCTGGCGATGCTTCTCGGAAACAACTGACAAAGGCCGGGATCTACAATATCCCGGCGGCAGACTATCACGCTGACCCGGCGCCGCATGCATCGCTCTCTGCACATATTGCCGCGATCCTGCGGGCTCAGTCGCCGCGCCATGCCTGGCTGGCACATCCCCGCCTCAATCCCGATTTCAAGCCCGAGCATTATCCGAAGTTCGATATCGGCCGAGCTGCTCATTCGCTGCTTTGCGAAGGTGCATCAATCTTTGAAATCATCGATGCGCCGAATTGGAAATCCGAGGCCGCAAGAGATGAGCGAGCTGCTGTTGGCCGCGAGGGCAAGGTCGCGCTCCTCGAGCATGAATGGCAGCAGGTCTCGAGCATGGTGAAGAGTGCCAGGCTGCAGCTGCAGCAGACCGTCGAGGCCAAGAATGCCTTTCGCGAGGGCGAGGGCGAGCGGACGCTGCTTTGGCAGGAGGGCGCAATATGGTGCCGGATGCGTCCCGATTGGATGCAGCGTCAGGGCGGGCGGCGAATGCTCTTCGACTACAAGACGACTGCCGGCAATGCCTCACCGATCGCATGGTCGAGCCGGACGCTGTACGACATCAACGGCGATATCCAGGCTGCCTTTTATCTTCGCGGCACCCGCCAGCTGCTCAGGGAAGATTGGGAATTTCGCTTCATCGTCCAGGAGCAGAATCCGCCATATGCGCTCAGCGTCGTGGGCCTGGCGCCGAGCGTGTTGGAGCTCGCTCAGCAAGACCTGCAAATGGCAATGGACCTGTGGGTGAAATGCCAGCGCCGCAATGCATGGCCGGGCTATTCGAAGCGAACCTATTATGCGGATCCGCCGGTGTGGCGCCAGCGCGAGGTTGAAGAGCGTCACCAGCAAGCAAGTCTGGATCGTCAAGGCAAGGTCGATCCCTTCAAGCTCTCGATCGCCTTGTGGCAACCATGAGGAGATGACCTTGACGATGATCTTCCGCCCTGCAGCTCGTGGCCGGCGTCGGCCACTCATCGGGCTCTATGGCCTGAGCGGCGGCGGCAAGACCTATTCCGCGCTCCTGCTCGCGCGCGGGCTCGTCGGCCCGGCGGGCAAGATTGCGATGATTGATACAGAGACCGGGCGCGGCTCAGACTATGAGGATGTCATCCCCGGCGGATATGACGTGCTCGACCTGGATGAGCCGTTCTCGCCAGCGCACTATATCGAGGCCATCGATGCGATGGTGAAGGCAAAGCCTGCCATCGGCATCATCGACAGCATGTCGCACGAGTGGGAAGGCGGCGAGGGCTCGGTGTCAGACATGGCCGCTGATAGAGAAATCGAAAGCGGCAAAGCAGGTCTGCATTGCTGGAAAGAGCCGAAGCGGCTTCACACAAAGATGATGCTCAAGCTTCTCCGCACGCCGTTCCCTGTGATCTGCTGCCTCAGGGCAAAGCGGAAATCCCGCCAGGGCAAAGACGAGAAGGGCAAGACCATCATCGTAAAAGATGAGTTCGCCACGCCGAAGCAGGATGGTGATTTCATCTTCGAGATGACGGTGCATGCCGAGATTCTGGCCGATCACACATTGCGGGTGACGAAGCTCGGCCATCCTGCGCTCGCTGATGTCTTCAAGAGCGGGGAGATGGTGACGATTGAGACAGGGCGAAAGCTCGCACTCTGGTGCGCCGGCAAGAGCATTAAGGCGGCGGCGCCGGAACATGCCAGATCCGCGCCGCCGCCCGACCAGCCGACGGAGAAGACATCGGACCAGCCTGAGCCAGCTTATCATGAAGACATGATCAAGCTGCACCAGGAGCTGCGGGCTGGCCTCGAGGGGAGTCAGCAACCGGAAGCCTGGTGGCGCAATCATCCCGCAGGATTGAAGGCATTGAAGGAAAGCGCGCCTGGCCTCTGGGATAATCTGCGTCAGCTCGCAGCATCGAAGAAGCAGCAAGGCAGTCTCGTATGATGCAGGTGCCGCGCCGTTATCCGCAAGGCGGCGAGAATCCGACCCCGAGCCTGGGATCACGAAAACTCGACTTCAACCGCTATGGCGGTGAGTTTCGCCCTGCTGCCGGCTTCATCTTTGAACTCTATTGGGAGGGGATGTCACCGTCACAGATAGTCCCTCACGTCCGTAAGCAATTCCCACAGTTCACTGGATGGAAAGATGCTTATGGATCCATCCATCATGGCATCAGCGAGTCGATGATAAGCTACATCATCGGTCGCATCTTCTATCAGGAGCCGCTGCCGACAATTGATCGGCTGCCGCCGATCACCGTGCCATCGCTTGATAAGTTGAGACACACTGCGCCGCCGGAATCTGCCAGGGCACATCTGGCCCTGATGATCGAGCTTCCTGAGGATGCAGCCCTTCGCGGCATCTGGATCGGCGATCCGCCGACTATGGAGGTTTCAGGATGAGCGCCTTTAGGATCAAGGCCATCGATGGCGGCGAGCACTACAGTCTGAGCGATGGGACGACGATCGTCACTGGCTGCCCGTGTTGCGACAAGCCGCTGACCCTGGCTGCAGCACAGGCGCTCATCAACAAGGTTCACAGCAGATATCACGGAATCGCGAGCTTGAAGGAGCTGGTCGAGCTTTACGCCTCATATGTCGGCCGAGGCGGTGAAGGTGCCGGCGAGTTGGAACATGCCTAGCGCCACGGCTGTCGACACGCCAAGGAAAGAATCGGTATAGGCGGCATTGATCGCGAGAGCGCTGCAATTGGTATTTGTCGTAGTGGCGGCGATGACCTGAGGGGGGACACGGAACGGAGTCGGGAAGGGGAATCCCATGCCCGATCCCGCTCCGGCTGCGGCATATGCGATCAGGTTGAAATGCCCGGTCTGATAGAACCTCTGGCACTTGGCGAGTTCTACCTGCGGGTCAGGCGGCTTCTCCAATGGCGTAGCGACGGATCCAATTTCGAGCTGAGCGCCCCAAAACTGCACGGTGCCGGATTGCACCCCGATGCCGCCGGCAAAGGCATTGTTGTTGGCGCCGGATGAGAACCAGATTGAAAGATAGTTAGCATCGTCGCTGTTTGTGCCCAGCGTTTTGCCGGACGTGCTGGGGATGGCGATTGTTCCGCTGTAACGTGTCCATGTCGTGCTGAGAGTGATTGCTACTCCCGTTCCTTGCAGCTCTGCCGAGGGGGTGCCTCCGCTGCCGAAATATTGATCGATTGAAATGCCGAGCTTGGGCGCCGTTCCTGCGGTCCTTCTGGCCCAGAAGGAAAAGGCGACGGTCTTTCCGCCGAGCCGCCGGATTCTTTCGATCCCCTGGTATAGCTGACTATAGGACGTGGTGCCGGAGGTGCCGGTAAAGACGACTTGCAACAGTGTTGTTGTCGCCTCGTCGCCGATTGCGGCGCGATCGGCGTCGGCTGCCGCCACCAGGCTGGCGCTGAAAGTATCGCCCCCGACGGCGCCGACTGCCCAGCGATCGGCGGTATAGGAACCCGAGACGGTCCACGGGCCTGTCGCTCTTTGTTGTACAGCTAGCAATGCATTGTGCAGCAGGTTTCGGCCGGTATCGTTGAAGGCCGGCGCTACGGCCGCTTGCACGAAAGCGGCCGATGCCGCTTGCGTCGTAGCGGTCCCGGCCGGCGCTGTCGGCACGGTGGGGGTTCCAGTAAGGGCGGGCGAGGCGAGGGGAGCAAAGGACGTGCCGACAAAGGCAGTCGTAGCAAGCTGTGTCGTGGCCGTTGCCGGTGCTGCGGTCGGCGCGGTTGGGATGCCCGTCAGCGCGGCGTTGTTCTGCGGCGCCCCGCCGGCTCCGGTCACGTCGCCCGTGTTCAAGGTCACGGCCCCGCTGCGGCCGTTGAAGGTCGTGACGGTTCCGACGAGCTTGTTCTGGACAAAGGCGGTGGTCGCCAGCGATTGGCTGTTGTCCGCCGCGCCCACAGTCGGGGCGGTAGGCAGGCCAGTGAAAGCCGGGCTCGCCAGCAGGGCGCCGCCGGCCGAGGTGATGTCACTCGCTTGGCTGACGATGGCGCCGGTCCTGCCGTTGAAGCTGGCGACCCCGCCAGAAGCGCCGGTCGGACCTGTCAATCCTTGCGGCCCAGGTGGGCCTTGGACGCCCTGCGTGCCTTGAATACCCTGCGCACCCGCTGGACCGGTCGGACCTGCAACACCATCGGCACCCGAAGGACCTATCGGCCCTGCCGGCCCGGCGACCCCAGGATCACCTTGAGTGCCCTGCGCGCCCGATGGGCCGCTCGGACCTGCAGCGCCAGTGGCGCCCTGCGGTCCACTCGGTCCTGCAGCTCCTGGCACGCCTTGCGCGCCGGCGATGCCTTGAGGACCTTGCGGACCGGGCGCCCCAGTCGCGCCCGGAGCACCATCAGCGCCGCTCGGACCCGGCGGTCCTGCCGGGCCAGCCGGGCCGGGCGGACCCACGGGCTGCGTGATGTCGATGCCGAGAGGTTGCAGTGACGGTTGCTGAACGTCGATCGTCAGATTGTTATCGCCACCCGTGGTGATCGTCGTCATTGCCGCAGCTCGCCGCCGGGCTGTTGTTGGATGGGTTCGACGTGTTCGAGCGCGACGCCTATCTGCCGATCGAGTTCGCCTATGATCGGATTAGCAGTCTTCCACGGCGCCTCGCCGAGCAGCGTCCGGACCAGAGCCCAATTGTTGAGAGGAAGCGTGATCGTAACCGGTGTGTTGCCGTCATAAGTCAGGGGTTGCTGGCCGTTCATCATATCGGTTGTGGTCCTCCACCTTGCTCGATTTCCAAGGCTTTCACACGGGCGGGGCAGTACGACGTCGATGGTCTTGGTCATTCGGCCGCTGCCGCCGCCGCCGCCTGCTTCTCTCGCCAAGCTTCATATTTTCCCTTGGCATCGGCCGCACGCTTTGTCAAACCACCAGGCGTCGAATCCGTGATGTCGGGCGTCACATTGACTGCGCCGGCGAGGATCGTGATGACATCGCCGTTGGGATAGGTGAGCTGGAGATCCCATGCGCAGGCCGGCGGCAACAGCCGCTGACTATCGACCTGCGCAAGATCGGCAGTGATCGTGTTCGGCAGCACCACGTTCACAACGAGATCGACGATGAAAGCTCCTGAGGGCTTGTCTCGGATCTGCGACTTGGCGGTAACGCCGGTCAGATCGGCTGGGATCGTCATCGCCGTGTCTTGCCAGACGACGAATTTCCAGTGGTAGGTGTCGCCGCGATAGAGGTTCATCGTGTAGCTGCCGGGCATCGCAAAATCCCCCTGGCGGTCTGCCTGGCCTCGCATGATAGACTGATAGCGCAATCAAATAAACGGAGGTTGATATGGCACAGACGCAGGTCATGAGCACGGGCGCAACCGGCGTGACTGGCCCAGATCGCTGGCCGGCTGAGCCGCCGATCAGCTCACCGGTAACGAGCGTCGGGGCGACAGCCGCTGCCGGTGCGACGGGTGCAGAGCGGATGCCGCCTAATCCACCGGTCAGCGCCGATCAGACCTATTGGGGAACGCGCGGTGCGATGGGTGACACCGGCAGCACCGGGACGACCGGTGCTACCGGGACGACCGGAGCAGCAGTGGTCGGCGTGAAGGTGGCAGGACCGGGCGGCGCGGCTGGCGCGGTCGGCGTGGCCAAGGCTTAGAACACCAGCAGCTCCGTGTCGCGATAGATCGTCGTGGTTTCCTCGCCGATCATCTGATGCCCGAGCGCCATGATGGTGCTGATCGCAGCATCGATCTTGTTCTCGCTCACTTCCTTGCGCGGGAAAACATTGTCCTTGAAATCATAATGGCCCGTGACATTTGCCATGCACCAGCCGAGCAGCGGATTTCCATCATGGCTGATGCGGTGCTCACGAATCCGTGCATCGAGGCCCTTGGTCGGCTCGCTCATGGTGGCAACGGTCATCGGGTATTCGACCATCGGGATGTTCTTTTCCAGCATGCGCTGCGCCAGCTGCGTGGCTGACCAGGGATCATAGGTCACGGCTTGAACATCGAAGGTTGCGCAGGCCCAGGCCAGCATTTCCTCGACCTCGGCATAGCTGATCGTCTCGCCGGGCGTCTGCATCAGCCATCCTTCTGATATCCACGTCGCATAGGCCGGCTGAGCCTCGATCCGGGCCTCGGGCAGCCATGCCTTGCAAAACACGGTATAATGCGTCTGGCCGTCATCACCTTCCTGCCAGAAGAGCAGCACAAGAGCTGTCAGGTCGATCTTGTTGGCGATGTCGAGGCCGATGATGCAGGTGTGCTCGGTGAAATCCTCGAGCTTGAGATCAGCACGCTTGCATTCATGCCAATGCGGCATGGAAAAGAGCGGCGAATCGCCTGTCACCCACATATTGAGATGGCGAGTCTTATAGATCGCCTCCTGCGCCGGATTCATCTTGGCCTGGCGGGCGATGATGCGGATCTGCTCCGGGACGACGGTGATTCCCCAGGATGGATTCGCCTTCTTCATCGTTCGTTCGTCCCAAGGATCATCACCATCCTCAGCGCTATAGATCACACCGAAGAAACGGTCGTCCTTGAGCACGCCGGTCAGGACCTTGACCGTGTAATCCCAGATCGACTTGCCGATGCCCGTGATCTGATCAGTTGCTGTCGAGATCGAGACCAGGAGCGGCTGCAGCCGCTTGCCAGTTGCCGTCAGCATCACGTCATAAACGCGGGCAGTGCGATGGCTGGCAATCTCATCGAGGCAGACGAAATGTGCATTCAGACCCTCGAGGCCCTTGCTGTCGGAGGAGATCGGGACGAACTTCGAGGCGCTGCGGTCCTGAAAGATCGCATTGACTGAGGTGCTGACGCCGAGATGCTGGCGCATGCCTGGTGCTCGCCGGACCATTTCCCAGGCTGTCTGCCAGACGATCTTCGCCTGATCGCGGGTGACAGCGGCCGCGAAGGCATCGGCGCCGCCCTCGCCCTCGGCGAAGGCTGAATAGAGCGCCATCGGTGCCAGCCAGGTGCTTTTGCCATTGCCTCGAGGAACCCAGATCGAGGCTTGCCGAAACCGCCTCAGACCTGTTTCGCGCTCGACGAAGCCGAACAGATTGATGGTGCACCAGCGCTGCCAGTCGAGCAGCTTGATCGGCCGGCCTGCGAACGGACCCTTGATGTTAGGCAGGCCCTCGGCAAGGTCGATCGGGCCGAGAGCCTTCTGCGGGTCGAAGCGCCAGAAACTGTCGCTGCTCTTTGCCTCTTCATAATCTTCAAGGAAGCGCTGGCAGGCCAGGCGCACCAGCTTAGGTGCAGGGATCTTGTAGCCAGCGATCCGCTCGGCATAGCGGATCCCATCATCGATCGCATTGCGAGCTCTAGCCATTGGCGGCCTTGCGCCGCATCTCCTCGAGCCTCATCCAGCGGCCATCATCGCCGCTGGCTGCTTCCTCAGTGTTGCCGAGGCCGGTGCGGGACACTGGCGAGAAGCCGAGCTGCTCGATCATGCGCAGCATGATGAGGCTCGAACGTTGCATGATCCTGAGATAGGGCGACTGGATCATGTCTCCCATCTTGCCCTTGACCAGCAGCGGGAGCTTATTTCCGACATCGAGCATTTGCTGCATCCGGCGGGCCTCGAGGAAGGTCGCTTCATGAAAGCACCAGAGGCGCAGCAGGGATTCATCGCTCTTGCCCAGAACGCCGGCAGGAGCGGCTGCCAGGGCCGCATGCCAGCGCTCAGCCTCGGCCGGGCTCAGATCAGCCGGCAGCTCCTCGAGGTCGCCAGGAGGCTTTGCATCGGGCGGACGCTGGCCGTGGCGGGTCGAATTCCAGGTGCCGTGCAAGTGGAGCAGGGTTGTCGGCTTGTTCTTCGGACCTCGGCGCATGGTCAAAGCAGGTTGCTGGCAGGATCGGCGGCGATGATACGGGGATCATTCGGGGTTTCACAAGGGCCAGGCCGGCTGCCGTGGCTGCTGGCGAGCATTTCGAGGCCGGCTGCTACCTGACTAGCCTCGCCCTGCCGATGCCGCTGTACGAGCGTCTAAACCGATTTTTGAATTATGCAATTTTAAAAAGGGCCT